TTGCGTGGGTTGCAGGATCTTGGCGAGGATATCTCCAGCAAGTACATCCCGCCCAAGGTTGCAAGCGGCTTGATGATTCCGGCCGGGCGGTGGTTCAAAGTTCGGTATGAGCGTTTCGAGCAGGAGGGGCAGCGCTTACAGTGCGGTGCGATCGCTTCAAGCAGACGGGGTGCCGCGACGCGGATGCTTGTATCGATGTGGGAGGTATTTTACGGATGAGGACCACTATAGAGGGACAATCGATATACTGCCAAAGCTGCCAGACACGCAGGGGACTGCATCAAGTCCGACTGCAGCGTCAAGGCAGTGAGGCGGTCATGTATCTTTGCGACGACTGCATCAAGTATGTCGCCGATATGATGGGAGGTGATGCCGGATGCGAGGAGGATACCAACGGCTGCCTACACCACTTCCGCCGAGTGTGATTGCGAAGCGGCTAAAAGCGATGGCCGATAACCTCGCTCTGCTCATCATGTGGCGCAATGAGGCTGAGACGAGAAGAAAAGCGAGAGCCATCCAGCGCGCTATCGACAAAATGGCAGAGCTCTACAGAGAGTGGGGCTTGAACGTTGGCGGAGATTTTGCACGATTGCTCGATGGAAGAAGCTGGGATAGCACTACGACGGCAGCGGAAGTACGAGAGGCAGAGAAAGCCATGCCGTGCTTTAAATATCTGCCGTGGCCGGGCGATGACCGCCGAGAGGAGACACGGAAATGAAGAAGAAAAGCTATAGCGAGATGGAAATCATCCGCGAGATTGAGAAAGCCGTGCTCACTGGCCTCAAGAAAGAAGGATGCCAGCGGGCGGGAAAAGATTGTGAAGTGTGCTCGCTGGCGGTCTGGGTAGAGAATGAGGGCGCTTGGCTATGCAAGCCGGGCGACTTACTGAAGATCGTCAAAGGCTGGCAGAGAACTGATAGAAGACAGAATGCGAAAGAAAGGGCAGAAAAATGAAAGAAGTAATCTGGAGCGAGGACCAGACTGTAGAAAAGAAGAGCGGCGGTTATGCATATCGCGTGCCGCTCGGCCGTGGCTATGAGATGAGCATCCTCTCGACACAATACTCTTACGGCGGGCAAGAAGGACTGTACGAGATTGCCCTGGTGGGTCCAGATGGTGAGCTCGCCAATGTCAGAGGCCAGGTCAAGGGATTTGATGACGACGAGGTGCTCGGCTGGCTCACAAAGGAGCAAGTGCGCGAGTACGTCAAAGTGCTCGGCGACTTTGTCTGGTATCACAAAGGCATGGACATCGAGCAGATCAAGCGGAAGCGCTGGGCAGAAAAATGGAAGGGCCGTAATGCCTGGAACAAGATTGTCGAGGAGATGCGCGAGAGGAAGTGGAAGGCCTTTGAAGACGACAAGGCAGAGCTTTTTTGGAATGGCAGGAAGGCCGGACCAATGGAGAAAATCGGGCTCTGATTACTACCGAGAGCCAAGCAAAAACTGAATAAATAACCACATGCCAGCCGATCAGGTCGACATTGTCTCTATATAATAGTAAAATAAGAAGCAGCACAAGATTAGATTTGTCCGAATCGGACACTGAGAGCAGCCGAAGGAATCTCAGATGTGGAGGACGACATGACAGAAAAAGACATGGAGACGATAAAAGACCTGCTGAGCAAGGCTGTGACCAAAGCGTATACAGCCGGAAAGCGGGCGGCGAAGGATCCGTACCGGCAGACCGAGCGGCGACTCAGAGCATACCCGGTGCTCAAGCGCAATGTCGAGCGGTTCAGGGCGGATATCGAGGACATCAAGCGCGAGGACTTTGGCAAGAGCCAGAGTCTCGTGCTATTCCGGCGCAACTCGGGGCAGCCGCCGAAGAAGGACCTCGAGGAGATTCGCGAGGAGAAAATTCTCGAGGTGCGCGTCAAGCTCGAGCGCGATGAGAAAGAGATCCGCGAGATCGAGACGGCGCTTGAGTACGTCGAGGGCTGGCCGTATTACGAGGTGATCGAGATGATTTACTTCCGCGGCCTCGGTCAGCTCGAGGTCGAGGCGCGATTGCACTGCGACCGCTCGACGGTCTACCGCAACCGCAAGATCCTCGTGAGTCGCATCAGCGAGGCACTCTACGGGGCCGACGCGCTTTAATGCGACAGACTTGCGCGACAATCGTGCAACATTTCTGTGAAAAAAATGTGCTATGATAAAAGACATGGACACAGTATGAGAACTCATGCATCATCTCCACGTCACGACAAGGGACGCCAGCAATGGCGTCTTTTTTCGTGCGCAAAAGGAGGCGGGGCGGGTGAAGATTTATTGCGACAATGAGCGCTGCAAGTACAATGACGCGCAGACCTGCACGCAGAATCTCGTCTACTACGTCGGCCGAAAGTGCATGACGTACCGCGACGGGCGGCATCACGAGACAAGCCGCCTGATGTGGACGAGTGAGCGTACTGGCTGCCGAAAGCGCGGCGGCCGGTACGTGTCGGATGCGCGGCGAATCATCAAGTGAGAGAGGAGGCGAGGCGAGTGTGCGAGGAAAAAGCAAGTGGGAGCTAGCGGAGCTGGATTATGTCGCGGGGATGAAGTACCGTGAGATTGCCGAGAAGTACGGCGTCAGCATCAACACCGTCAAGAGCTGGAAGGTGCGCCACTCATGGGACCGAAAGGGCGACGGCCCGAGGAAGAGAAAGCGCGCACACACGATGCGTATAAAAGCGCGCACACAAAAGACACGCGAGCAGGAGGAGCGCGACGAAGAAAAGCGGAAAGCCATCAAAGCGCTCGTCAAGGTCGACAAAATCAATGAGCGTCAACGGCTCTTCGCGCTCTACTACTTCCAAACGCACAATGCGACAGCTTCTTACCAACGCGCGTACGGGTGCACGAGGGCGGCTGCTTCGGCCTCAGCTTACAAGTTGCTTAAAAATCCTGCGATTGTCGCGGCGATACGAGAGCTGCAGGCCGACCGCGACGCAACATTGCTGCTGACAGCAGGTGATGTGGTCGACCTCTACATGCGCATCGCCTTCAACGGGTTTTGGGACATGATGCGCTTCAAGGACGGCAAGGTCATGCTCAAGGACCTTGAGCAGATGGACACGCAGCTCATCGAGTCGCTCAAGGTCGATGACCGAGGCGTGATCTCACTCAAGACGGCCGACAGGATGAAGGCACTGCAATGGCTGTCAAACTACTTCGAGCTCAACCCAAGCGACAGGCATCGGGCGGCTTATCAGGCAAAGATGGCTGAGCTCAGGGAGCGTGAGGTCAAGAGCAAGGAGGAAGGCTGGTAATGGCACAAGCATGGGCGATGAAGCTCTATCAGTCGCGCGAATGGCGCGAGCTCAGGCAGGCAATCATCCAGGAGCGAGGTCTGCGATGCGAGGCGTGCGGGCGGCTCGTGCACAATGCATCCGACCTGACGGCCGACCACATCCGCGAGCTGACGCCGGAAACGGTGCAGGATGCCGACATCGCACTCAATCAGGACAATGTGCAGCTGCTCTGCGCGGACTGCCACAATCGCAAGCATCAACGCTTCGGCCACGCAGGCCGGGGCGTTTTTATCGTCTACGGCTCGCCATGCAGCGGCAAGACGACGCTCGTCAATCAGCTCAAGCTGCGCGGCGACATCATCGTCGACATGGACATGCTCTATCAGGCAGTGAGCGGATGCGTGCTCTACGATAAGCCGGACAACATCAAGCAGGTCGTCTTCCGCGTGCGCGACACTTTACTCGACGCCGTCAAGACGCGGCTCGGCAAGTGGCATAATGCGTACATCATCGGCGGCTATCCGTACAAAGCCAAGCGCGAGGCGCTGGCCAAACGGCTCGGCGCTGAGCTCATCTACTGCGAGTCGACGCGCGAGGAATGCCTGGCACGCGCCAAAGAGCGCGGCGTCTTCGCGGCGGACTGGGAAAAGTACGTGCGCCGGTGGTGGAATGAGTACGAGCCGTGAGCGCCTTGGGTGGACAGACCCCCCTGGCCTCGCGGCCTGGATCAAAAAATTTAGAACCGTGCGGGATACCTTTTTAAAATCCGCACCGAAAATTTGACTTTTCGGCCGAGCTTTTTGGAATCGAGGTGAGATGGGTGGAAGTCAAGCAAGAGTATGAGAGACTGCGCGAGCTCTTCCGAGATGGCGCGGACGAGAAGCTGATGGAAGCGGCGGACGGTGCCATCTTGGAGGCCGCGCGCATCCGCTGCCAGCTCGACGAGCTCAACAAGATTGCGCGGGCGGGCGGCCTCGTCAAGTATGACCCGGCGAACCCGTCACGCCAGAAGACGCAGCCGATTGCGCGAACCATCACGCAGGTGCGCGCGAGCTATATCAGCTACGTCGCCAAGCTGACCAAGATGCTCGGCGGCGGCTCACTGGAAGATGACGACGATGACCTCGACGAGTATGAGTAAGGCAGGGCGGAAGAAGCCGGACGAGAAGCGGCCACGCCTGCTGGCACCGTACCGCTCCTATCTGCATCTCTATGACGAGAAAATCAAGAGCGGCCAGATCGTCGCGGGCACGCACATCAAGCAGGGAATCCAGAGATTCCTCGATGACTTCGACAATCCAGAGCTGCGCATTGACTTGTCCGAATCGGACAAGCGAATCCGCTTCATCGAGAACGAGTGCAAGCTCTACGAGGCGCCGTTCAGCGGGCGGCCTTTCCGGCTCGAGCTCTTCCAAAAGGCCATCATCGAGTCAATCTATGCCATCAAGAAATGGAACCCTGAGGCAAACTTCGGCAAAGGCGGCTGGGTGCGAAAGTACCAGGATGTCCTCATTCTCATCGCGCGCAAGAATGGCAAGACGCCACTCGTCGCGGCCATCTCGCTGTCAGAATTTATGTGCGGCGAGATGGGGACGAAAATACTCTACGGCTCAAATGACTTTGAGCAGGCCGACCTCGCCTTCTCAGCGACGGACGCTATGCGCGAGGAGTCGCCGAGCATGGCCAAGCGCACACGGCGAAACCAGAAGGGCATCTTCTTCGGCAACCCGAAGCACCGCAAGACCAAGGGCAAATACTCATATCAGAATAAGGGGTCCATCCGCAAGATCTCAGCCAACGGTAAAAACAAAGAGGGCCGCAACATCAAGGTAGGCGTCGTCGATGAAGTGCACGAGATGGAAGACGATCACCTCATCATGCCGATACAGCAGGCGCTCTCGACGCAGGATGAGCCGCTCTATTTTGAGATTACGACGGAAGGATTTACAGAGGACGGCTACCTCGACCACCGCCTTGCCGATGCGCAGAAGGTGCTCGACGGTGAGCTTGACCGGCCGGACTGGGCAATCTGGTGGTACAGCCAGGACAGCGAAGAAGAGGTCTGGCAGGATGAGAAGTCCTGGCAGAAGAGCAATCCGGGCATCGGCGTCATCAAGAAATGGTCGTACCTTCGCAAGCAGGTCGAGGAAGCAAAGAGCAATCCGTCGCAGCGCGCTTTTGTGCTCGCGAAGGATTTTAATATCAAGCAGAATTCTTCGGCGGCTTGGCTCGACGAGGCAACCATCGCCAACACCGAGACATTCGACCCAGAGATGCTGCGCGGCCAGTACTACATCGGCGGCCTGGATTTTGCCGAGACGACCGACCTCTGCTCAGCTCGCGCACTCTTTGAGGATCAGCAGACGAAGAAGAAGTACACGCTGCAGATGTACTTCATTCCAGAGGCCAAGGCTGACGCGATTCTCGACGATGACTCACAGCTCAACCCCGAGCGGAAGAATTACCGCGAGTGGGAGAAGCAAGGCCTCGTCGTTATCTGCCCTGGCGCGGAAGTCGACGCCGAGCTCGTCGCGGGTTGGTTCGTCGACCTCTACGAGCACTACGGCATGATGCCCTACAAGATCGGCTATGATAATTGGCATTCAAAAGATTTTCAGGAAATAATCGCCGACAACTTCGGCAAAGAGGTGCTCGAGCGCATCGGCATGGACTTTATGAGCCTGTCGGGGCCGATGCGGTCGCTCGAGTCGGATCTCGGGCGCAATGTACTCGTCTACAACAACAACGAGATCGACCGCTGGTGCCTGTCGAACACGGGCTACAAAACCAACAACATCGGCCTAATCATGCCAGTCAAAAAGTACGGCACAAGCAAGAATCGCATCGACGGCACGCTGAGCGATATTATCTGCTATGCGACATTCAACCGCTATCGGTCGCTGTACCGCGACGCGCAGAAAATGAGGTGAGGAGCGAGACATGATTTTTCAAAACTACGTCCAGGGATTGCTGGACGTCTACAGGGGATGGCGCAACCGGCGCTTTGTGCAAGGAGTCCTCGAGGATAATCGAGCCGTCTTCACTTCGTGGGGCGGCAACATATACCTGTCGGACATCGTCAATAATTGCATCAATCGCATCGCGACGGAGATCGGCAAGATTGACGTCTGCAGCGTCGTCAAAGCGGGCAGCAACATTGCCATCCAGAATGACGACATCACGCGCCTCTTCCGCTTCCGGCCGAATCCATTGCAGACGACGAAGGATTTTCTCGAGGCTTGTGTCTGGCTGCAGCGCAAGACGATGCACTGCTTCATCTTCCCGCAATGGGAGGACGTCAAGGGCGCGAATGGCCTGACATACCGGCGCTACACAGCACTCTACCCGCTCAACCCGGCTTCGGCTGAGCTCGGCCGTGATGAAACGGGGCGCTGGATGATTAAATTCTACTGGCGCGACGGCGGCACGGATGTGCTGCCGTATGACCAAGTCGTCCACCTCAAGTGGCGCCGCGGCAAGAATCTCATCATGGGCGGCGGCAATGACTACGGCCATGCCGACACGCGCGATGCACAGAAGGCTGTCGAGACACTCGACAAGCTGATGCAGGGATTGCCGCTGAGCATCGAGGCGGGCTTGAAGCTCAGCGGCGTCTTTACGAGCAAAACAAAGCTCGATGCCGACAAGTTGCGGGCGGCGCGTGACGAATTTGAAGACCGCATCCTGACGTCCAAGGCGGGCATTGCCGCCGTCGATGTCGCGGGCGACTTTACACCAATCCAGAACAAGCAGGTCAGCATCCCCGACACGACAATGAAATTTATCAAGGACATCATCCGCAACCGCTACGGCGTCAGCGCGGCCGTGCTGGATGGCGACTACAATGACGCCCAGCACGCGGCATTTTATCAAAACTGCATCGAGGATTTTATCAACGAATTTGAGCAGGCTATGACGGCCTGCCTTTTTAGCCAGCGCGAGCAGGACGTCGGGCATCGTGTCAGATGCTACTACAACAAGGTCGAGTATTACGACACGCCGAATAAACTGCAGCTGGCGCAGATTGCACGCGACACGGGCCTTATGACCCTCAACCAGATTGCCGATATGTTTGGCATCGAGCCCTTTGAGGGCGGCGACCGTCGCCTGCAGTCGCTGAATTACGTCAACACAGAGCTGGTCGACAAGTACCAGCTTGACGCGAAAGGAGTCAATGCAAATGCCGAAAGCAAAGAGCCGGACGAATCCGGCAAGTAAAAAGGATGACGCGATGACCTGCGTCCGCAGCTATGCGCGACAGGAATTTCGCGCTATGGCGGGCGGCGAGGGCAATGGCGACGGGGAAGATGACGGCATCCGCTCCATCACCGGCCACCCGGCCGTGTTTGAATCCAGAACGGATATTGGCGGATATTTTGAGGAGGTCATCGACCGCAGCGCATTTGATGGGTGCGACCTGACTGATGTCTGCCTATTCGCAAACCATCGCGACATGAAGATCCCTCTTGCGCGAAGCCGTAGGAATAACGGCAGCAGTACGATGCAGCTGAGCATCGACGACATCGGGCTCAAGATGGATGCGGATCTTGACATTGAGAACAACCAGGAGGCCAGGGCCCTTTACTCGGCTATCAAGCGTGGTGACATGGATGGCATGAGCTTCTGCTTTCGCGTAAAGGAGCAGAAGTGGGAAAACCTCGATACAGATTACCCGACGCGCCGGATCATGAAGATCGCCAAGGTCTACGAGGTCTCGGCGGTCAATGAACCCGCCTACGAAGATACAGATATTTCTGCTCGCGACAAAGCGGCGCTGGAGAGTGCCCGAAAGGAAGTGGAGACTGCCCGGTCGCAATCGCTGGAGAGCGAGGAAGAGCTTGAAGTATATAGACTCAAAAACAGAATCATGGCGAATGCCTGAAAAGTGAAAGAAGGTAAAAAATGGACACGAAGAAAATCATGAAGATCATCCGCGACAAAGAAGCGCGCAAGAAGGAACTCGTCGAGAAGTCGGACAAGGCGACGACCGTCGAGGAGCTGCGCTCTATCGGCGAGGAGATCAAGCGCATTAACGACGATGTCGAGGAGCTGCGCGGCATTATCGCCGACGACCAGAGCGGCGACGTCGCTGATCGCACGAAGGCCGTCAACAAGAAAGACGACGCAGCCAAGCCGGAAGCCCGCGGCAAGCAGCTCGACGACCCGGAGCATGGCTTTGAGTCGCGCGGCCGCGTCGATCTTGACGGTGCACAGACGAAGGAATCCGCCGAAGCGCGCAACCGTGAGTACGGCAAGAATCTCAAGGAGGGCCGCTCCATCTCGATCTCTGGCGGCACGCTCGTCCTGCCGCAGCACACGGGCGACACGATCAATCCGAGCTTCTTGCAGAGCTCGAACCTCATCGACCTCGTCCGCCAGGTACCAATCCCGGGCGGCGAGACGTACAGCCAGCCGTATGAGATCAGCACGGACGACGCAGGCTATACCGGCGAAGGTACCGAGGCGGCCACGGCCGAGGTGAAATTTGGCAAGGCGACTATTACCAAGGCGAAGGTCACGGCTTACAGCGAGATGACCGAGGAGGTCGAGAAGCTGGCTGAAGCACCGTACGCAGAAGCCGTCCTCGGCGCAGTCGAGACGTCCCTGCGCAAGAAGCTCGCGAAGGAAATCCTCGTCGGCACGGGCGCAGACAATACGCTGACCGGCATCTTCTCGGCCAAGGCGACAGCCATCGACGCCACCACCGACATCACGGTCGGCAAGATCGACAATACGACGCTCGACTCCATCATCTACGGCTATGGCGGCGACGAATCCGTCGAGGGCATGAATCTGCTGATCCTCAACAAGAAGGACCTCGCGGCATTTGCCCGCCTGCGCAATACGGACGGCTCGAAATTCCACACAATCATCATGAGTGGCAATGGCGGTTCTGGAACAATTGATGGCACGCCTTTTGTCATCAACTCCGCCTGCGGCTCCATTGCAGACAGCAAGACGGCTGCAGATGCATACTGCATGGCCTATGGCAATCCGCTCAACTATCAGCTCACGATTTTCTCCGACCCGGAAATCAAGAAGAGCACGGATTACAAATTCAAAGAGGGCATGGTCTGCCATCGCGGCGTCGTCTTCGCGGGCGGCAATGTCGTCTCGGCAAATGGCTTTATCCGCATCAAGAAGGCATCGCAGGTATAACCTGCAGGATAGGCAGAGGCCTGGCTTTTGGCCGGGCCTTTTTACATGTCCGAATTGGACACACAAGCACGAGGAGGAAATGGCATGAAGGCGAAGACGCTGAAAGCATTCATCGACCGCGAGACGGGCGCTGGCTACAATGTCGGCGACATCTACGAGAGCAGCGCGAGCGGGCGGCTGGATGAGCTGGCAGCGGGCGGCTACATCGAGGTAATCGCGCCGCGCAGCAAAAAGCCACCGGCCGCCACGGCGGCACCTGCAGATAAGAGCACGGCCACAAAGGCAAAGGAGTGAGCTCGATGATGGCGACAGAGACAGAGCTGCAGCTGATTGCGATGCTGCTGCGCATCGACACCGATGCCGACACGCTCAAGATCATCCGCACTTACGTGGGCGCGGCTGAGTCATGGCTGCACAATGCGGGCGTCGAGCCGGACTACGACGACGGTCTCTACACCAACGCCGTCGCGGCCTATGTCGGCCAGCAGTACGACGACCCGGAGGGCGGTACGGCCAAGTCGGGCGATGTCACGCTGGCGGCAATGGCCGAGCAACTGCGGCTCGCGCAGGCCGCGAAGCAGCAGACAGGTGGTGACGCGCCGTGAAGCAATCCGATGTGGGTAAGCTCGACAAGCGCATCGACCTGCTTGAGCCGGTCGGCGCAGGCACGTACAAAGTCGCCGCAACGGTATGGGCCATCTTTCGGCGGCCGGGCATCAAGAGCGGAGCCATGCTCGGCAGCGCCGAGGCCGTCGTCATCACGCAGGGCGTGACCATCCGCGAGCGCAAAGACGTCCACAAAGGGTGGCGCATCCGCTACCCGGCAGGTGACAAGCGAGGCGAGCTTTACGACGTGCTGCACGTCGACGCATCCGTGCGCCACGAGCTCACGCTGACCTGCAAGGACATCGAGGTGCAGACATGAGCGAGCCTTTTAAAATCAACATCCGGCTCGACGACGTTGTCTTCCGCGCGACGGCTGACATCAGCAAGTACGACAAGGAGACACAGAATAAAATCAAGGCCGCCATCACTGATGGCGTCAAGGGCGTCTACGAGGAGGCAGTCAATCGCGCGCCGAAGCGGACGGGCGGGCTCATTGAGGGCATCAAGATGGACGTCAAGGGAGCACACGGCACGGTCAAGAGTACTGCGCCGATCTCACATGTCGTCGAGTACGGCAGCGGACCGCGCATTGCCTCGCCGCTGCGGGCAAAAGCGATGCTCATTAATGGCGATTTTGTCCGCGCCCACGTCGTCAGCGTAATGCCGGAGCGGCCCTTCATGCGCCCGGCGGCCGAAGCGGGCAAGCCGAAAATCGAGGCGGCAGTCAAGGAGGCTATTAAGAAATGAGAGTCATCAAGCACCTGCCGATTCTGTCGCTGCAGGAAGCAGTCTACGAGCTGCTCGAGCGGGGACAGACGACGCAGGTCTACCGCGCTGTACCGCCGCAGGCCGAAAAGAGTCCGTACATCACAATCGGGCTCTGCACTGTAAAGCCGGAGGACACGAAAGAAGACGCCCTCTGGAATTGCACGCTGGCGATTGATATCTGGAGCACCGGGGCGGGTGCCGGGAATATCATCGAGGCGGACAGCGCTGACGCGGCGGGCGGCTCGGCACCTGGTACACAGATTGCCGAGCAAGCGAAGAAAATCTACGAAGCCGTCGACGACATCAGCTATTTGATATCAAAGTACGGCGACCGCATCACGGTCGATGGCTACAAGGTCCTCGATGTCGAGGTCGAGCAGAGCGAGACCTTCCCGACGAGCGACCTCGGCTATCATGCGACTGTATCGGTGCGGTATCAGCTCATCGACAAGTAATAAGGAGTGACATATATGGCAATCACAGAAGATCAGCTCAAGACGCTGCCGGAAAATCCCGACAAGAGCGTCGCGAGCCCTGGTAAAGACCATCTGCTGCAGGTAGACGGTGGCACAAAGGATAAGGCAAGCTGGATCACGGTCGGCGGCCAGCGCAATGCGCCGCTCGACCAGACGGCTGACTCCATCGACGCATCGCATAAGTCGTCCGGCGACTGGAAACAGACCCTGCCGGGCCTCAAGGGCTGGACGTGCTCGTACAGCGGCCTGCGCATCCTTAACGACGATGGCCTCGCCATCATTGGCTATTGCTTCCGCAATTCCAAGCAGGCACATGTTCGCTTTATCGACAAAGAGGGAAATTATCAGGAGGGCTGGTGCTACATCACCAAGCTGACAAAGGACACGAGCTACACGGCCGTCGCGACCTACACGGCGACGCTCAGTGGTGTCGGCGCAATCAGTGAGGTCAAAAAGGACGCTACGTACACGGGCACGACCCCGACGACCGACCTGGGCGCATAATCGCCTGGCTGACGTCGCGATACACAGCAGAGGAGAATAAGAATTGAAAAAACCAACGACTTTCAAGATTGGCGAGCGTGAGTACACACTCGCTTTTTCTGTCCGCGCGTTGGCAAATATGGAGCGCTCGATTGGGCGCTCCATTTTGTCTATCATCACGGGCAATCAGGCGAGCTGGATGCGCAATATGACGATTGACTTCACCGCGTACGGGCTCAAATACGGCCTGCAGGGTGCGGAGAAAGATTTTGACCCGTATGAGCTCATCGATTACGCCTTCGAGCATGGCATGGAGCTCAATGAGCTGACGGGCTACGTCTTACTTGCCATCGAGCAGACCGGCCTTTTTCAGATTCGGATGCCGGAGCCGACAGAAGAAAAGACCGGCAAGACGGAGAAGAAGTAAAATCATTCCTTGAGTGGGTCGAAAAAACCGAGCCGGTGGCCTACCGCATCGGCTTGAAGCCACAAGAATTCGAGGAACTATCTCCTGGCGAATTTCGGCGGCTTGTCGAAGCGTACGAGGCGCGGCGAAAGGACGAGGACTATCGTCGCTCGTACTTTGTGTCGCTGCTGATGAATCCGCATCTCAAAGAGCCGGTCACGCCGGAGCAGATTTTCGACCCGCTCTACTACACAGCCGACGAGATCAAGGAGAAGAAAAATCGGGCAGCCGAAGAGGAACTGGAGTACTTCCAGAGCTTCGGCCAGGCGAACAAAAAGTAAATTGGAGAGGTGAAAATATTGCCGACCATATCAGAGCTGCTCATCAAGATCGGTGCCGACTCATCGGGCCTGCGCAAAGAGCTCGGCGAGTCAAAGACTGCCATCAATCAGACCTTCGGCGACGTCAAGCCTCTCGACACGATGCAGGGAGCACTGACGAGCACGACGAGCAAAGTCGAGGGGCTTATCGGCTCCCTTACAAAATTCGCGGGCGTCGTCGCGGGCGGCTTCGGCCTGACGTCGCTGATCTCGGGCGCAGTCACGGCGGGCGAAAGCGTCTACCAGCTCTCGCAGAAGATGGGCGTCACCGTCGCCCAGGCAGGAGAATTCAAGCGCATCCTCGCGCTGACGGGCGGCGATGCAGACGCCGCGAGCGCGGCCATCATGAAGCTCGACAAGTCGATGGCGGGCGGCGGCGCATCGGCGCAGAAGACGCAGAAAATCTTCGACGCGCTCGGCATCTCGCTCAAAGACCAGCAGGGCCACCTGCTGCCACTCAATCAGCAAATGGAGCAGCTGGCCGATGGCTATAAAAAGGCCGAGAAGGCCGGATACGGCCAGGAATTTATCATGAATACGCTCGGCGCGAAGGGCTTGTCATTGACGCAGACCTTGCGCGACTACGCCGAGGCGAAAGAAAATGCCGCGAAGATAAAATCGTCCGGCATGATTGATGCAAAGCAGATGCATGAGCTCGACCAAGAAATGAAGCTCATTAATATGCAATTCGGCCAGCTCAAAGTCGCAGGCGGCGCGGCCGTGGCACCGCTCGCCAAAGAATTCCTGCCGCTGGCACTCGAGGGCTTGAGCAAGGCGGCTGTATTTATCAAGGACAACAGCTCGCAGATCAAGACGCTGACGACGGACCTTGTCAAGCTCTATGCCGTCTACAAATCCATCCAGGCCGTCCGCGCCATCGGCACTAAAGCGACGTCGGCCGTCAAGTCGACCGTCGGCAAGGCACTCGGCGGCAGTGCCGAGGTGGCCGAGGCCGAGAAGACACAGGCCAAGATCACCAAAGTACAGCAGCGCGCCATCAATAAGCGCATGACCGCGATGCAGACCGCGGCGGATAAGGAAATCAAGGCATACGAAAAGACCGTCCAGAAGATGGAGATCACCGAAGCCGAGAAAACGCGCCTCGTCACCGAATTTACAACCCAGCGCACGATTGCCCTCGAAGAAGCCCAGCTCAAAGAGCGGGCGGCGATGGAAAAGACCTTTTTATCCTATCAGACGCAAAAGACCCGCGAGGTGGAGATTGCCGCCGAGGCCGAGCAAGCAAAAGCTGGGGCTGCCGAGAAAGCAGCCATGCAGATCTCAGAGGCAAATACAGCTGCAGGCGCATCCGCATCGCGCATCGTCGAGGGCAATGCACTCGCAGCAGAGAGCGAGGTTGCCAAGGCCGATGCCGCCACCGTCGCTTCGGGCCGCATCGTCGAGGCAAACGTAGCCGCCGAGGCCGCTGTGGCCGAGACAACCGTGGCGCAGGACGCTCTGACGGCGTCGGAGGTTATCACCGGCACGACGGCGGGCGAGACGGCGGCGAAAAAAGTAACGGCCGAGAATGTCTCCAAAGCAGCAGTCACGTCGACAAAAGTGGAGCAGGAGGCTCTGACGGTAGCGACGGCCACGACGGGCGTCAAGGCGGTAGAGTCTGGGACGAGAACAGTCTCGGCTATGGCTGTTGCGCGCAGCAGTGTCGTGAGACTCACAAGTGCTGTCTGGGCACTAGCGGGCGGCTGGGTAGGCGTCGGTGCGGCCATCGCCTATGCGGCATACTGCTTATACCAATACCGCCAGGGGCTCCTTGCCGAAAAGAAGTCGAATGAATTTGAGCAGGACGGCGCGACATACCGCTGGAATAAGGACCAGGGCACCTGGGAGAAGAAATCGGCTGGCGTAGACACCAATATTGCAATGGTCAACGCATTGCAAGGACAGGGTGCTGGCGTAAACCCGCTAATATCGGATGCATTTACAGACCACGGCTCGACATGGAGCACAGTCACAGACCCGGACGTAATAAGCGGCTTGCAGGACCAGTGGTGGAACCGACATAAAGACGACCCGGACTTTATCGCAAAGTTGAATCAAGAGGAAGCAGACGAAAAGATAAAAGAAGCTGAGGCGAATGCACAGAAGCTGGCGGACTCTCTGAAAGATACGCTTGGCGGTACAGGCATCTCGGGAGGCAGTGGAAGTACGCCGTCTGGCGGCGGAAGTGCCGGGCCCGTCGAGGCACCGGCGACGCCGATGCGCACGAAGTGGTCTTTTGAGGATGACCCAGAGCTCGCGCAGTGGGCAAATGAAATTGAGTACGCCGCTGCATATCATGGAGTCGATGCCGGATTGATTGCGGCAATCATCAAGCATGAGTCGCACGGTGATGCCAATGTATGGTCAGACGACCATGCGCATTGGGGGCTCGGCCAGATATCGCAGGACATTGCCAATGCCTACGGAGGCGGCAGAGGATACGGCCCGGGCAGCGACCCAAATGATAATATCATGGCAATCGGCGGCTACCTACGTGATCTTTTAGACCAATATGGCAATGACCCGGAGGCAGCTATATCGGCTTATAATCTCGGTCATGCTGATACGCGCGCCAACCCAGATTACATCTCAAAAGTCGAGGGCTACTACAATAGCTTCACGACGTCCCAGGTGCCGCTGGCAGGCGGTGCAGGTGCGGCACAGGCGCAGCCCGTAGCTTACGACATTCCGGTCGGCGAAGTGGCGGCTTATGTCGCCGCAAATGACTTTTGGGACGGCCAGCCGTGGACCGGCTCGCTTGGCAGCGACGCGGCAGGCTGGTGCGACGATTGGGCACACGAGGTCTACAAGCAGATGTTTGACGCGCTCGGCAAAGAGGACATCTTTGGCGATGGCGTCGTCAATGATTCCAATTTCCGCGCGCTTGGCGCATACCACGAGGCTAATATAAATGATATCGGCGCACAGCTGCAGCCCGGCGATCTCGTCGACACACCGGGCCATGTCGGTATCTATCTCGGCAACAACATGGTACGCTCACGCCAGAGTAGCATGGGCGTGCACGATTTGACCCTGCAGGATTTTGACGCTACCTTTGGCGGTATCCAAGGCTATGGCTCTATCGCCGAGGCGACGGGCGGTATGACGGCCAAGTCAACACTGATCGGGCGCACAATGTCGCAGGCCAACCACGCGGCCGAGGAAGCCGCGCGAAAGCTCAAGCAGGCTCAGGACGAGGCAAAGAAGCTGTCCATAGAGATGCAGAGCGCTGTCTTTAGCAACAGTGCTACCGAGTATCAAAAAGAATGGGCAAAATTTACCGGCGATATCAAAAAAAAGAAGCAGGAGATCAATAAGTTGGCGGCCGTGCCGGGTATGAGCAAAGAGACCATTGCGGCGCTCAATAAGCAGCTCGACGAGTACACCGACAGCATGTACCAGAAATTTGTCAAAAAATGGCGTGAGGCATGGCAGGATTTTGAGCTGACATCGCGGGCGGCGCTCGCACAGGAGCACCACGATTACGAGGAGTCGGCCGACATCGAGTACCAGCAGACCATCATCAAGCTCGACCGCGAGCGCGAGAAAAAAGAAAAAGAGCTGATGCGCGACAAGAATGACTACGAGACGCGCAGGAAAATCAGCGATTGGTACTATGCGCAGGTGGATGAGGCGCTGGATAAGCAGCGCAAGGCAAAGCAAGAGGCCCATGACAAGTACGTCGAGTACCTCGTCGAGGAAGGCAATCTCGCTCAGCTCGTCGCCTATATGGGCACGCCGGTCATCAAGGCTGACGGCACCGCCGAGAAGTCAAAAGGGACGAAGGCCGGTGAGGCGTCGCTGGACCGTGAGGCCGAGCGCAAGCTCGCGAAGGAGTACGTCAAGATCTGGCAGGATGCCCACGGCAGCATGATCGGCTACATTGCGGACGTATCGGACAATCTCTACAGCACGATGACGGACTCAATGACCGAATTTATCCGCGGTACCAAGGGGGCCAAGGCGGCCCTACAGGATTTCGGAAATTCCGTGCTCAGTATGATGGCTAAGATTGCTGCGCAGCGACTCGCCGCGAGCTGGATGACGAGCATCCTCGGCATCTTCAGTGGCTCGCGCGGTGGCACCTCGGCGGCGTATAATTTTGGCGGCGTACAGCATAGCAATACATTCGGCTTTGCTGGCGTCTCACCGGTGACACAATTTACAAGTGGCCTCGCCAACACGGCAAATTTCTCGAGTCATCTCAAGGTGCCGGGCTTTGCAAAAGGCGGCATCGTCACCGCGCCGACACTTGCGATGATCGGCGAGGGCGGCGACAAAGAGGCTGTCATCCCACTGACTGACCATAATCTTCGGACAATGGGCGGCTCGGGCGGCAAGGGCGGCGGCGTCGTCGTCAACATCACAAATAAGACGAGCTCGGAGGTTAGCGTCCAGCGGAGTGGCTTTAACGAGGACCTCGGCAAGTGGGTGCTAGACGTCGTCGTTGACGGTGCCCAGCGTGACCGCGGCGGCTTCGGGCGCAATCTCAAGACGGCACTCAAGGGGACAATGTAATGGCAGAGACATACACTTTTCCGACAGATTTCCCGGAGCCCAACATCGCATCCTCGTCGGGTGCGGGTGACTCGTACAAGGATAAACTGCAGGACAGCACGATCAGCGTCACGAGCGACGCGAATTACAAAAAGACAAGGCCACGCACGACGCGCATGGTTGAGACGTGGACCTATGCGTGGGTCGGCGTCAATGATGCCGACTTTGCCAAGCTGCAGGCATTTTTCAGGCAGGTCGGCACCTTCCAGCAATTCGCCTGGAAGGACTGGAGCACGAAGAAAGACCACGTCGTGCGCTTTATTGAGGCGCTCGAGTGGCAAGAAAATTATCCCTACGGCTGGCAGGGTACGCTGAAATTTGAGGAGGTGTAAGCGTGCTGCAATTTTCCAAGATCGCGACACTCGAGAAAAACAAACTCTCAAGCGACGCGCCTTTTCTACTGCTATTTGACATCAGCCATGAACAGCTTGCCGAGAATATCCGCCTCGTGCGCAATACGGAAGACGTGACCTGGGCGGGCAAGACCTGGACGGCTTTCCCCGTCGACATCGAGGATTACAGCGAGGACGGCAAGAGCTTGCCTGCGCTCAACATGAAGATCGCCGCAGGCCAGGGACTCATCACGACGTACTTGCAGAAATACGGCGGCCTGACCGACGCGCGCGTGAGAATCTACATCGTGCACGCAAAGTGTCTCGACGTCGACAAGGCCGAGATGGAGCTGGAATTTCAGATCACGGAAACAACATATGACGAGCAGTGGATTACCTTCACACTCGGCGCATCGCCAGAGCTCGCCAACCGCTTCCCAGCTTGGAAGTATCTCACGGACTTCTGTCCGTTTGTTTGCGGCGACATCCGCTGCGGCTACGCGGGCAACAAGACATGCAAAAATAACCTCGCCTCATGCCTCATACCCGAGCGCTTCGGCGGCGAGCCGGGCATCCAGACAGGGCGGTGACAGCATGAGACTTTATCGTGGAGACTGCCTAGACGTCATGCAGCAGCTTGAGGATAAGAGTGTCGATATGATACTTTGCGATTTGCCGTATGGGTGCACGCGCAATAAATGGGATATCGTCATACCGATGGAGCCGCTCTGGGAGCAGTACGAGCGTGTCGCCAAGGATAATGCGGCCATCGTACTCTTTTCCAATCAGCCTTTTACGACACGGCTCATCATGTCAAATCTCAAGATGTATAGATACGAGATCATCTGGGCCAAGCCGCAGGGAACGGACTTTCTCAATGCAAACCGCAAACCGATCAAAGCTCACGAAAATATCGAGGTCTTTTACAAGCGGCCACCATACTACAACCGCAAGGGCAGACAGGGCAAGCCATACAGGGCCAAAGGTGGAACAAAGTCAGAAAATTTTTTTTTTGGGGGGTACAAGAGTATCGTGATAGAAAACCGCGACGGGCGGCGTTGCAATACAACTGTGTATCACGCGCCGATCCCGCGCCGCGGGCATCATCCGACCGAGAAGCCGACCGAGCTGCTTAAATGGCTGATTGGGATGTACACGAGGCCGGGCGATACTGTACTCGATAATTGCATGGGCAGTGGCTCGACCGGCGTTGCGTGCCTCGAGATGGGACGCGACTTTGTTGGCATCGAGCGGGACGAGAAGTATTTTGAGATCGCAAGAGAGCGCATCGGGAGCACAAAGAGGGTGTAAATCATGGATTTTGCATACGATGACCTTATTGGAATCCCCTTCGTCGACGGCGGGCGGGACCCAAAGAGCGGCCTGGACTGCTGGGGGCTCGTCAAGGAGGTGTTCAGGCGGCAGGGATATAAGGTACCGGACTACAGTATCTCGGCAGCGGAGGCGGCCGACATCGCAGGCACGATGAAGAAGCAGGAAGACGACTGGATTCATCTCGACGAGCCGCGCGTCGGGTGCCTTGTGCTGCTGCGGCTGACGCCTGGGCTCTGGGCAAATCATGTCGGCATCTATGTCGGTGACGGCAGATTTTTACACGCTTACCTGCCGACGGGCGTCTGCATTGACCGGCTGCGGCGCTGGCAGTCGCGCATCGTCGGGTATTACAGCCCGGGAGGAGGATGGCATTGATACAGATTGTAAAGGTTGCAAACCCATTCGAGCCGACGCGGCGCGAGATTGAGGAGATTTGCTACACGGGCGGCAAAGTAACCGCATACGTCGAGACGGAGGGACGCGATGTCTACATCGACGGCAACCTTGTCGAGCACCCAGACGAGACGACGCCGCTCGACGGCTCACAGATCGTCGTCATCCCGCATATCGCGGGCAAGGGCATCATGCGCGTGCTCGGCCTCGTCGCGATGATTGCTCTCTCAGTCTACTCGAGCAACATCGCGGGCGGCCTCTGGAAGGGCCTCGGTACAGCATTTCGCGCTGGCCATGTCGGTGCGCTGCTCGCGTCTGGCGCCGTGATGTTTCTCGGCGGTAAGATCATCAATGCGGTATTCCCACAGGCAGTTGACAATATCAACTGGAACGACCACGAGACGACGCAGACCTACGGCTGGGACCTGCCGACACCGACCACGACAGCAGGCACAGTCGTCGGCGAGACGTACGGCGAGTGCATCCCCGCGCCGCAGCTCCTTGAGCAGCACGTCGAGACGGTCAATAATGAGCAGTATCTCAACCTGCTCTACTGCGGAGGCTACGGCCCGGTCGACAGCATCGACGATATCCGCATCGACTACACGGACATCGGCAATTTCTCGGGCGTCCAGCTCGAGACGCGCATCGGCACAAATGACCAAAAACCGATATCCTTTTTTAAAAACACACCGCTCGACCAGAGTGTCGGCGTCGAGCTCATGCAGGGCCAGGCCGTCGCGCGCACGAGCGACAGCACCAAAGCATCGGCGCTCGACGTCACGCTGGAATTTCCGGCCGGTCTCTATCATGTCAATGACAAGGGCGACTACGAAAATGCGACCGTGACATTTTTACTCGAGTACCGCAAAGGACAGGGCGACAGCTGGCACAATTTTAACAAAAAAGACACAGGCTATCATTACAGCGTGACGGCCGCGACAAATAGCGCTTTGCGCCGCACTTTTTCCGTCACCGGCCTCGAGGCGGGCCAATACGATGTCCGCGTAACGGCTGTAAATAAGCCGTCATCGTCACGCTATCAGAGCATGGTAAATTGGTCGATCATGACGAGCTACATCGACGGCATCTATAACCGACCGAATAAGGTCCTCGTCGCGCTGCGCATCAAAGCAAATAATCAGCTGTCGGGCGGCGTGCCGTCGCTCAACTGGCGACAGACGCGCAAAAACGTCTGGGTGCACAACCCTGAGACAGGCTATTACGAGCAGCGGGCGGCAGATAATCCAATCTGGGCTTGCTACGACATCCTGCATGGCTGCCGCAGTCTCAAGAATATCAAGACCGGCGAGAGCGAGTACATCGTCGCCGGGTATCCGGCCAGCTGCCTGGACGCATACTGGCAGCAGTGGAAGTCGGCCGCAGCCTACGCCGATGAAGAAATCACGAATCAGGACGGCGAGAAAGAACCGCGCTACCGCTTCGACGCCTACTTTGATACGGCGCAGAAGCGCTGGAATGCCGCGCAAAAGGCGGCCAACGTCGGCCATGCGGTCATCATCCCGCACGGCCGCAATATCGGCATCGTCGTCGACCGACCGGGACACATCACGCAGATTTTCGGCGAGGGCCGCACGACGGTCTCATCGGTCAAGGGCTCTTTTAGCAGCACTGAGGACCGCGCAAGGGCAATCGAGGTCACGTACAATGATGGTCAGAATGACTTTAAAAATACCGTTATGACCGTGCGCTCGCCGAATTACAACACCGACCGCTCAAGCGACAACACGGCTCAGCTCACGCTCTTTGGCGTCAAGCGTCGCTCGCAGGCATACCGCGAGGCCATCACGGCACTCGCAACAAATGAGCGCCAGTTGCAATTTATCGAGCTTTCGACCGATATTGACGCCATAGTCGCCGAGTACGGCGACATCGTCGGCTTTAATCATGCTGTCAGCCGCATTGGCATCGCCTCGGGACGCATCGTCTCAGCGACCGCGACGACGGTCAAGCTCGACAAGACGGTGCAGCTCGACGCGACGAAAAAGTACGAGATTTACATTTCGCTGAGCAATGACAATCTGATCCGCCGCGATGTCGTCACCGAGACGACCGAGACAGACACGCTTAAGCTCACGACGCCCTTTGAGAGCGCAGCCATGCCGCAGCGCTTCGACAATTATGCATTCGGCGAGATCGACAAGGCCGTCAAGCCTTTCCGCATCGTCAATGCAGAGCGCGACGGCGATCTCAAAGTATCGCTCAAGCTCGCTGAGTATGATGAGGCGATGTACAGCGACGAGCTCGACTACAGCAAGTATCCTGTCATCGACTATAGCAATACGCCGAGCGTCGCGCAGATCACGACGCTGACGGCGTCGGAAGAGTCGTACACCGCTGACAGGACGAACGTCTCCGATGTGCGCGTAACCTGGCAGCTTGCACGCCAGGGCATCGCGCCCGACAGCTACATCGTGCGCATCAAGTCACGCACGAGCGATTACGACGAGCAGGTGAGCACGCGGATGACGTCGCACGTCTTTCGCGGCGTGCGCCAGGGCGATGATTACGACATCACCGTCTACAGCATCTTCGACGCGCTGACCGCCGACAGCAAGACGACGAGCCTGCACGTACATGGCACGGCCTACGCTGTCAATAATGCGAGCGGCCTTGTGATTGTGCTCGTCGGCAAGGGCTTCAACCTGTCATGGCGCGGGGCGACCGGCACAGCCGTCGCTGGGTACAATGTCTACCGTGGTAAGTACGGTATGACCGTGAAGCAGTGTGAGCGGGTAAGCACGAGGCAGACCGCGACAGCGTGCTACGTAGCCACGAAGGACGCCGGGCAGTACGTCTTTTATGTCGAGTCAGTCGACAAAGACGGTAATACCTTCGGCGAGACGCTCACGGGCATCGGTTCCATCGCTATGCCGGGCAAAGTCACAGATGCCTCGGCTTATACGATCTACCGCCAGTACCAGGACGGCGCGACCGGCTACGACATCGTCGTGGGCTTCGGCCTGCCAGCAACGGCGGCAGTTGCCGACGTCGCCGTCTACTACAAGACAAATCACATTGACATGACCAAGCTGACCGGGGCACTGCCGGAGGGCGTGCCAGCTGACGAGCTCGGCTACTATGCCGACTGGCGCTACGCAGGCAAGGGCACGAGCCGCGTCACAATCCCCGCCGCACAGCTCGGCGACACGTACCGCATCAAGCTCGTCGCCGAGGACGTCAATGGCTTTACTACACCGGACGAGGATGCGACATACATCGAGCTGACTGTCGAGGCTAAGCAGACCGTACCCGACACGCCGACCGGCTTCCACAAGGACTTTGCACTCAGCAAGGGATTTACTTTCGCGTGGAGTGATGTCACAAATTCCGACGTCGACTACTACGAGCTGCGCTACGATCAAAATCCAGGTGCGGCCTACAACCTGCTCGCGCGCGCGCAGGGCACGAGCATCACGCTCGAATCAATGCCCGCCCGCAAAGCGACGATATATCTCTACGCGCACAACGCGACAAAAAAGTACAGCTACCCGGCATCGCTGAGCTATGACTATCCAGTGCTAGGCGCACCGGGCGGCTTGACAATCGAGAAGGCCATCCTGGCCGTCAATATCTCAGTGCCGGACATCCCAGCCGGAGCCGACGGCGTCCGCCTCTACATCGAGCACCGGCCGATTGACATCGGTAAGAATACGCACTACACGTACTCCAATCAAGCTGGCATCTACACCGTCACAGCCTGCTACTACGACATATTTGGCGAAGGCTACCAGACTGCCGAGTACCAAGCCGTCATCGATCCACATATCGACCCGAAGTACATCGAAGATGAGTCGCTGGGCTTATCCTTAATGGACAAAACCATCCAAGATGCGATCAAAGATGCGCAGGATGCCCTACCGAATCTCAACCAAAAGGTATCGGAACTCAAAAAGACCGATGACGAGATTAGAGGGACCGTGCAAGATGTGCAGAAAAATCTATCATCGCAGATCACACAGAATGCAGACAAGATCACGAGTGTCGTCACAAATCTGAGTGACACGCAAAAAGCCAGCGCAGCTTATTCGGCCATTGCTCAGATGGTCAACGCCATCCAGCTCAGAGTTACAGTCGATAATCTAAAAGAGATGGGCCAAAACGGCAAGCTCATGTCGTACATCAATCTGACGCCGACATCGGTCTCAATATTGAGCAAGCTGTTGCACATCACTGCTGACACGCTCATTGATGGTAATGTCATCACAAATGGGATGATAAAAGCCGGGGCAATCACGGCGGATAAGCTAGCGGCAAGCGTCATTGAGCTAACAAAAAGTCAGGGGCTTAAAGGCGGTAATGTAATACTTGATGCAAATGGTATGGAATGTACAGATAATAGAGGTACTACTATTCAGTTTGGGCAAGATGGAATGACCTCAAAAGATAAAAATGGCAATAAATTCTCAATCCTAGCTCAATGCATAATGGGAGTGGCAAAAAATGGTCAATACGTAAAATTTGCGAATCCGTGGACAGAGCCGCCGACTGTCATTGTCACGCCGCAGAATATACAGACAAATAATCCTGCGTACAGCACGTCGACAGTAAGACTGCATTGTTATGCAGACGAGGTAAGTGTAAATGGATTTAGAATGAGGGCTTATAGTGGTATTGCAGATGGCGCAGGTTCACTGGTAAAGAATCAAAAATGCGGAACAATGGGATGGACCATCCACCGAACAGATTCTTACTTTAACTTAAGCCCAGACTTTGGCAGCAGCAGTATAAGTTTTGATGTATCAATGCCGAGCAACGCAAGCTCGGTTGTGTTCCACGGAAGACTACGAGTGCTTGCCGGCTTTAAGTGATCGCAGATGAAGATACCAAATTCGACAAGATACCAAAAGCTGGAAGTAAAGTGCAATGACACAGTTGTGTATTCTAGTGTTCTGTGGAATAGCGGGGACGGAGAAGTCTCCGTAGAAAAAAATACAAACGTCTATACAACTATTACGACCAATAGTATCTCGGTTATACAGGGAACTACACTAAACTGCACGCTGACAATTGCCCCGTGCGTTTACCACCCGGGCGACAGTAGCGATGGGTTGAGTATCGAATTTATACTTGATTCAATCGACTGTAAAGTGGAGGGCGAGCAAGTACTTGATGCTGACGGAACCGGAGCGTTCTTTGTCGTCAATCGCAGCAACGGACTCTACACATTGCAAGAATAAATAAGGATGTGATATAAATGCTAGATGGATTTCAGTACCTAGAAGAGCGTGATGCCAATGACCTGATTACGCACGATGGCGTAGCCAGCAAGAAGTCGGCTTTTTCAACGGCAGATAACGCCGGAATCTATGACGTCATCGCCAGAGATCTGCGACTACTCGCCGAAGCTGCGACATCGCTTGCTGATAATACCGACGCCCAGGCAATCTTGGCGCAGATAAAGAGTATGTACACCGAAATGAAGAACAACCCGAATTGGGGAGATGCTGCCGCAAAAGCCCAGGCAGAAGAAGCCTTGAAGCAGGCTAAAGCGGCCGCAGAGAGTGCCGCCCAGGCCAAGGAATACGGAGATAAAGCGACGGAGCTGGCGGCGACGATTGCAGAGATTGAGGGCTACATCAAGACCATCGATGATCTCAAGCGGCAGGCCGAAGACACGGCGACGATTGCGACGAATAAAGCGAATTTCATTGTCGAACATGAAAAGGCTGCTGCGGACTCAGAAGCAGCGGCAGCATCTTCGGCCGCAGCCGCAAAGACAAGTGAGACGAATGCGAAAACGTCCGAAACCAATGCTGCATCGTCTGCATCTGCCGCCGCATCATCGGAGTCAGCCGCAAAGACAAGTGAGACGAATGCGAAAACGTCCGAAACCAATGCTGCATCGTCTGCATCTGCCGCCGCATCATCGGAGTCAGCCGCAAAGACAAGCGAGACGAATGCCTCAAACAGCCAGACAGCAGCGGCATCTTCTGCGTCGTCAGCAAGTACGAGCGCGACAAAAGCGTCGGATCATGAGACAAACGCGAAGACGGCCCTGGCATCCTGCCAGAACATCCAGACCCAGGTCAACGCCGGATTACAGTCACTGACGAGCGCGGTCAAGTATCGCGGGACAGTCGCATCATTTGCCGACCTGCCGACATCCGACCTGAGTGTCGGCGATATGTACAACATCAAAGCTGCAGGCGGAACAGACAGTAACGGCACGGCCATCAAAGCCGGGGATAATGTCGTATACAATGGCGACGGCTGGGACGATCAGTCCGGCACCGTCGATTTGTCTGATTACCCCCAAAACGAGGACGTCGCAAAAGCCGTGACCTCAGCAACTGTAGCGAATGATACCGTCACGCTGATCCACAAAGACGCAACCCAGACGACATTAACCGTCGACAACGTCGGCCACGCAAAAACGGCAGAGACAGACGTAAATGGGCAGAAAATCGACATCGCCGCCATCAAGACCCTCATCACGACCACCGTCAACGACGCAGTCCTCGCCACAAAGCAAGCCATCTTCCCAGTCGGCAGCATCTACATCTCAATGACAGACGGCCGTAATCCGTCCGAAATACTCGGCTTCGGCACATGGGAAGCCCTGCCAGCAGGTCACAGTCTTGTCGCCGTCGGCACCGCGACAGAGACCCACGGCGACACGACAAAGACGTTCACCTTTGAAGCTGGCAAGACATACGGCGAATTCGAGCATCAGCTCACTGTCGGTGAATTGGCAAAACATAGACACGGGCAAAACGCTAGTGTAGAACCTCTCTCATATATACACTACCTGACCTTTTCTGGTATAATAGGCATATAGACATAGTTACCAGCATGGAGGTGTTGTATCATGAGTGGACACAGCCGTAAGTACAAGATCATGTTGACGAACGAGGA